GGAAACATTACGCCCATCAAAGGTGCTGTTAGTTGTAATAGCGCCAGTCATCGCACCACCAGTTCTTGGCAGCGCAGCGTCTGCTGTAGTACCTTGTGCAGCAGTAGCATAGTCCGTAGAGTCAAAAGCTTTAACCTGTGCAAGGTTAGTAACTTCAGAATCCATTAAGGCACCAGCGGCTGTTACGTTAGCAGTGTCAGTGACATCAGCGTTAGTTTCAATGGTATCCAGCTTAGTGCCATCAACAGCTACGTCACGACCGTCTATAGTGCTGTTAGTCGTCAAAGCGCCTGTGACGGCAGGGGCAGCCAAGGTTTTGTTCGTAAGTGTCTGAGAGCCGCTTAGAGTGGCTACAGTGTCATCTATGGCCAGTGTTACGCCATTGCCTGATGCAGTAGAGGTGACACCTGTGCCGCCAAGGATACTCAGAGCTTCACTGTCTAAGTCGATTGAAATGCTTGTAGTGCCATCCGTTACGTCCAAGTCCTGTGCGGTTACTTGGGCATCAACGTAGGCTTTAATTGATTGTTGTGAAGCGAGCTTAGTGGCGCTGTTGCTTGCCATGTCGTCTTCATCTTTGATACCAGTAACAGTAACACCATCACCACCAATACTTAAAGAAGTAGCTATGTTAGTAACTGGGAGGGTAACTGTGCCTGTGAAAACAGGGTCAGCTTTGTCAGCTTTAGTACCACTTGCTACAGCAATGTTATTGAACTCTGTATCAATCTCAGTTCCTTTAACAATCTTAGCAGGGTTGCCGGAAGCTAAAGCATCTTTAGTGGCAAAATTTGTAGTTTTAGTATAATTAGACATCAAGACACCTGTAAAATTCTAGGAGAGAAGGAGAAGTAGAAAAGGGGCTACCGAAGCAGCCCCGATTGTTTTACTTAACAGCTAGAGTGAAGCCTGCTTCTGGACGCATAACCTGAACACCGTACAGAGTATCAGCAGTGTACAAAGTCCCAAGGAACTCCTGCTTGTACTGAGTCTGTGAACGAACAGCTTGCTGCTCTGCAAGAACACTGGTGTCCTTGTGGATCAACTGAGCGCCACGGATGGAAGCACCACCGGTAGTGTCAATAACAGGTACGTTGGTAGAGACGAATACGTCAACACCGTACAGGTTACCAATCTTACCAGTCTCTACGCTCTTGCCATTAACGAAATCAGTAGAGGTATAACGATCAATACCCATGATAGCGTTACGGAGCGAAGGAGGTACGATGAAGCTACGGTTGTCCATAGGTACATCGGCATCGTCCATCTTCTGAATCAGCGCACGGAACGCAGCGTCAGAGAAGTCGCCAACGTCAGCAGCGCCGTCGATGTCAAAGGCTTCAAGAACGCCAGTGCTAGTGTTGATCTGGAAGGAACCGCTGTTGACAAAAGAACTGCCATCGCCGTTACCAAAAGACTTACCAAGTTCAAACAGATCGTTGTCAACCTGCTTAGCCAAACCATAGCCTGCATCACCAGTGTAGAACTGACGAAGAGAAGCAAGGGCCTGTACTTCGGTAATGTCTTCGATCAAACGAGAGAACTCGAAGTGCTTGTTGATGTTAATCAGAACTTCTGACTCAACAGAGTTCTGGATAGTTACAGCGGTACCAGCCGCTTTAGCGGAAGCAACACCACGGGTAGGCTTAGGAACGTGAATAACGTCACCCTTCTTACCAGTCATGCTCATTTTTTTAACAAGGTTAGCCAATACAAGGTTAGTCTTGTATGCAGCAATAACTTCGTCACTCCAAATCTCTGGAATAAACTTAGCTGCGCTTGTGTTGGTTACTGCTCCGCCCATATTGGGATATACTGAAGATGTCATAATACATAGTCCTTAAAAGATTTAATTAACGAACTCTCTTCTCAGCATAAGCTCTCTCAATTTCTGGAGATAAAGCTAAGTACCGATCTGGATCGCTCTGCATTAGTTTAATAATGTCCGAACGTCTATAGATCTTTTTGGAAACCGGTTCGCCACTTCCTCGTGCGCTCCCCGTTGATGCAGCTTTAAGGGCAGTCTTTCGATTGTCCTTGTCATTTGCAACGGCGTTACCTACAGCTTGTTGACGTTCCTTCCAATTAGTGAAAAGTTCATCAGCTGCCTCATGATCATACTGCCTGTCTGCCTGAGCAAAAAGCTGTGTACGAATCTTTGATCCTTTAATCCACTCAACAAAGTTGTTGTCCTGTAAGATGGTCTGCATGTCGGGATGACGTTGTTGCAGGGCTGACATCGCATTGGACTTCGCGTATTGTTGTGACTGCGCTTCCGCAGCTTTAATGGAAGGATGATTCTTAATAGCTCTCGCGACTGCCTTGTCGGGATCAGAGAAAAAATCTACTTCTTCTTCGGGTTCTTCTGGTGTTGCTGTTGTGGTGTCGAGTTGTGTCTGAATGTAGCTATCAACAACTGATCGTAACTCCCCTACTTCTGAGCTTTGCCTTCCTAAAAGCTTTTCAGCCTCTTGGTGCATCCTTACAATATCTGAAACGCTCTTTCCTTGGTACTTCTCAGGGATTTCTTCCTCAGCAGGAGTCTCCTGTTCAACAGGTTCCTGATGTTCGTTTACTTCTTCAATGTTGTCTACTGCTTCATCGTCTTCTAGACGCTCGTCATATAATGTTGCCATTATTAAACTCCGTGATTAAATCATTATGGAGATGTATTATGTAAAGCTTCTTATGTTAAGAGTTAGCCTTACGTTCTTGCTTCAGCTTCTGTTCGCGATTCCTCATCCATTTGTTAGTGGCTTTCTTAAAGTCACCGGAAACAGGATCAAGAGTTGAACGAACAGGAGATTGAATCCTTTGTGCAGGTTTGTGGCAGTAAGGACACTCTACTTCTCTAGTATCCGAAGATACAAAGTGTTCCTCAATATGCCCTCTTGCACACTCAAAGTCAAAAAGTAAGCGCATTAATCTTCCGTTTCCGGCTCTTCGTTTGCTTGCTCTTCAGCTAGTGTAATTTGTTGCTCAAGGTTTACAATGTTTCCCACAATAGACAATTGACCCTTGCGGAAGTGTAGATCATCGTTACCTTTACAAGCTTCTACCGAATTAATGACATTAGCGTTTTGTACTAAGTCTTCTTGTAGTTGTTTCCAACCATCACTCATGAACATATCACGGTAGGCACGGTAGTAAGCTTCTAGTTCTTTATCAATCATACTGTTTATCCTTTAGGACAGTTTAAGTTAATGTTTAAATATTAGTAAAGTATACTAAGGTATAGTATAGCATATTTTAGAGTCAAAGTCAAGAGTTATTTCTTGTTTTTCTTCTTAGCTGTAGATGTCTTGTTCTTTACAGACCGTTGGCCTCTAATAGGCATCTTGTTGCCTTTCTTTGTATGGCTGCTACCACATGATGAACACTTCATTTAACACCTCACTTCTTTGATTTAGCTCCTGAACACTTCCACCGTTTACGGGATAGGTTGTTAGGTGTGTTAGGATCATTCTGCTTGTCCTTCGATAAGCCCTTCTTAATGCCAAGGCTTCTAGCACAGTAGCTGTCGCCTTTGGCAGTCCCCGCTTTTACACGGGAACCTCCATCTTTAGCTTTACCTGCTTGCCCATAGCTTACCTTCTTACCACTAGCTGTTACCTTAACCTTTGCTTTGCCCTTTCTTGGCGTTGCCATTGGCTTTCTCCTGTTTCAAGGTGTTGACTTCTTGTTGTAATTTGTCAACCTTTTTGTTTACTTCTGCAAAAGCTATGTTAATCTGTGCTAAAGCGTCTTCAAACATCTTTCCTGTTAATATCATAATGGAAGCTGTCCTTGTGGTGAGAAGGTTGCTTGTGGAGTTGGCTGCGGCTGTGGAGCCATTGGCTGTGCAGGCTCTGGAGGAGCTATATTGCCCTCTTTTACAGCTACTTCACGCTCTTTTAGCATCTCTTTAGACATCTTAATGCGTCTCTCAAACTCTTTGTCCTCAGCAGTACCAACCTGTAAATTGCTTGTTACAGCTTTAATACGGTCAATTTCAAGCTCCTGTGGGATAGCCTTAGCTTCCATTGTGAGCTTCTGTGCTCTTGCTGCGGATTCTTGTGCCTGTCCGTTAAGCGCAGCAGCCTGTGAAGCCTGTAGAGCCATAGCTGCTCGCTGAGAAGCCTGTTGTGCTGCTTGTGCTTCTGGATTAGGCTCATTAGCCTGCTTCAACGATGCAATAAGCTCTTCACGGTTAGACAAATTCATGTTGTCAATGATTGATTGTACCAATTGTGGGTACATAGGCGTGTCTGGAGACATAGTTTGTAACAACTGTACAAGCTGTGTAACCTCATACTCACGTGCAATGATGCCTAAGCTGCTAGATGTTTCAAACTTATAATCAGCAACTGGATACATCTCAGGCTCAAACTGCATATAGCGATGTGCAGCTTTAGTAACGAAAGGAATAAGGAAAGACTCTTGGAAGTTGATCAATGTTCGCTTGTGACGCTTAATGATCGCTCCTAAGCTCATAGAGATGCCCGCAGCGGTCGCATCGCCGTTAATAGACCCTGACGTACCAGCTGAGTCTATAGCGCCTGTAGCGGTCTGTACCATGCGTTGTAGGGCATCAGCCTGTGCAAAGCTAATTTGACTAACATTACCAAAGTTAAAGGGCTGTAGGATCTCTCGTGGATCACCGTTAGTAAGGATAACTTTTCCTGGTCTGACCTCTGGCTTGGCGCCTCTAGGCATCCGTGAGGCATCCATTGCCAGCATTGGGTGGATAGTGAGAGCAAGAGCATCAATACGAGCGCGTAGTTCCGCGTCTAACGCCTTCTGGCTGTTATAGCCTTTCTCACATACACCTCTTCCCCAAAAGCGACTAGGAACGACATCCCATGGGAAACAAACGATAGGACGATCCTGCATCATGTATGGGTTCTTCTCAGCCTTAAGAAGAGTACCGTTATTAGCTATGACAATAATAGCTTCTACATAATAGCTTTCATCTTCTTCCTCACCAACTAGCTCAGCAATTACTTCGTCTTCTTCCTCAAGCATAGCATCATCAAGAAGGTGACGAGGCACAAGACCATAGTACTTAGTCAAGCGTACCTTGTTGTCAGCAAAGACAGTTAGCTCTTGATCTGGCTCAATGTCTAAGTCAGGTGCAGCTTCCTCAATATCTACATCACGGTAAACACCTTGCTCCTGTAGCAACTCAACAGTGTGACGAGATACAAACTCATCTACGGCCACACCTAGTGCTTCCTCAACGGAAGTAGCAACAGGATCAATCAGGAAGTTCTGCGGCATGATAGGCTTAAGCTTTACAGCAGTACGGTCACGGATAGTAACACCAACTGCCTGTAGCTCTCCACCCATGATAGGCTGAGTAGCTGGAGCTTGTTCCTTTTCCTCAGTCATCACTATCTCAGCAATACCTGTGCCAAATACAGCCGCATTTAGGATACACTCTGCAATACCCTTACGTATCTTGTCACGCTTAAAGTCAGCATAAAGATGCTCACGCAACATAACAATGTCAGCAGAGTTCTGATCCATCTTATCGTCTTTAAGATCAAACCACTTGCCACGGCCAAAGGTAGCTTCCTCTAGCTCAGCAACGGATGACTCAACAGCTTGTTGTAGCGCGGGAGAGACAATCTTAGAACGCTCTGACTCACGGGTGCTGTCACCGGAAGCCCACTGTCCACGCCATAGGCGGTAATACTCATCAAAGGTTTCTGAATAGTTAGAGTCAAAGTGATCACGCCACTCCTGACACTTCTCCATTACCCAGCCTTCTACATTTTGCTCAATAGAGAAATGTTCGTTCTTTTCAAAATCCATAGTTAATACCCTGAGTATGTATCTAAAAATTGATAGTCATCTTCTTCATAGTCAAAAGCATACGCAATCTTAGCTAACTGATCTACATACGCCAAAGAATCTATTAAGTCGTCATGGACTAATTGATTAGGGAACTGGAAAAGCTCATCTAAGAACTGACTATTCCAACTGCCTTTGTTAAGTGTTATTGTACCATGCTCAAAGCGCCCTTGTAGCGCCCATACAATCCTATCCGTCTTCTTTTTGTTACCGTGGGTAAGCTCTTCAATACGGAAGAATCTTTGGTTCTTCTTCATCTGATCATTAAGATAAGGGAATACAGCGTTCTTTAACGCTCCTTTCTCAATGCCAACCGCGATTGGTCTATAGTCTCTAACCGCTTCAAAGATTCTTCGTGCAGTCTCTTCGACTCCCCAACGGCCATGGATGATATTAGCAACCCACCACCCATTCTCACTCGCTTTAACAACAGAGATAGCCGTCTGATCCAAGCGTTTAGTCTTGGTCGTGACTTTCTGTACGTCTGCAAATCCTGCCAAATCGACAGCAATATAATACTCACCAC